AAATTAAATAATGCTGGTCCACATTTACTACCTGTGGTGGTGCCTCCAGTTGTATCCAGCCTTCCTGTAGGTTGCAATCCTAAATCTTTCGATTGAGGTGTCTGCTTTTCCTTTAAAACTTGGAACAGAAAACCCATACGTGCCTAAGCAGAGGTATGGGTTATGTTGAAACAATTATACCACGCTTTTAAGTTCGGCGCAAAATAGAAACATATAGCCACCATGTGCCACTTTTCGTGGCACTATGGCTAACTAGTCTTTTCTTGCTACCTTAGCAGCGAGTGTCCTTAGTTCCAACAAAGTTATTTCTGAACCATTATTTTCCAATGGAATTGCTTCAATTTCTTTAGCAATCTTATCTCTAAGATATTGCTCCATTTTTTCAAATACTGGAAATAATAGTTCGTCTACTTTATCTCTCACTTCCAGGGATCATCCTGTGGGGTAGAGATAGAGTTGGCGGTATTCTTGGCTAGTGTAAATACTGTAGCGCCAATATTATCTGCCTTAATTTCGTAGGATGTCTTTTTATTTCCATCCTTGTCTGTCCAGTTATCTTCGTAAAGAGTTCCTAGCACAATTACTTCCTGCCCCTTCTTAAGGGTAGCAAGAGCATAATCTGCAGTCTTACCCCATGCCTTAACGGTATGCCAAGTTTGATCCTTGTCTTCCCATTGGCCCTGCTCATTCTTTACTCTGTCACTAGATGACAAACGAAAACGAACGCCTGTAGATCCGATTCTTTCAGGATCTGCTCCAAGACGTCCAACTACTGGTCCGTATAGATTCATTTCTTTTCCTTTGTTAATTGCCTTTTGGCTTATATCAGTTTATCAAAAGTGCGAGGGTATGTCAAGTAGTAAACTTATCTACTGGTACTCTCCAGCCCTCTATATAACTATCGTAATACTCTGTAAGCATAAAGGATTCTGCTTTGATATAACCATATACCTCTACTTGAGAGTAATATTCTGTATCTAAAACCTTTGCCCCAAAAATATATTTCTCTTTATCTTTCTTCCAAAATGGAATAGAGTCTTGGGTTCTGATAGATCTAACTTCAATATTTTTAGATAGGTCAGCCAAGTCTTTGCGCTTTGGGTGAAGTTCGTTAGGATACCAAGGGACATTCCATGATACGTTATATTGTTTAGCAACAGCCCATTCGCAAACATTGGCTCTTACATTGGCAAGCAGTTCATGCTCCAATTTGCCATCTGCTTTGCCTTTGGCATAATTTGGCTTATCTTTGGAGCCAAACTTAGTTAGCCATCGCTCCATGCCAAGCATAGTACAAACACGTACTTCTTCTGGGGATAGAGTTACTATCACTTTTGACCTCTAGCAATAGAGGCGCATCTTTTAATTACATCTACAATAATATAATCAATCTCATCAACTGGTGGGGGATCAATTAAATCTTCGATTTCTGTTGCTATCTGCTCACGTATCTTGGCTTCAGTATCGTTATACATATAGCCTATAATATCTGCATCTCGTCTAGTCATTATGCCTCCAGTACTTTAAGTTGTGCTTCATATTCTTCAGCGCTATAAAAGGAATCGTTAGGATTTTCTCTAACATTTTCTAGGTCCATCTTAATACCTTTAATAGCATCCATAATTTCTCTAGTAATCTTATTAATTAATAGCAGCATAGCGTCTTCTTCATTATCCACAGGTAGGCTGCTCCAAGACTCTACGATATAGCCGTGATGTACGGCGGTATACTTAGCAGGCTCTCCATAGGAATATCTCTTCTCAATATACCAATGGCAGTCCCTATCCTTATGATGATCTATAGAGACATAGTTATACCACTTTTTGGTAAGGTCAATTAATTGTTTTTCTAAATCTGTCATCTAACCATTATTGCATAGATGAGGGGGTATGTCAAGAAGACTTAGGTATTACTCTTTCCCATCCACAACGTTGGCAGTAATAAATAACTGCTTTATCACTTTCACTAGTCTGATAACCATGTAGATGCATTAGACTATTATAGAGCAATTTAAACAGAAAGTGAGCAGTTTATCACTCATGCTCAGGAGGACGTCCCCAGAAAGGGGAGGGACGATTTCTCCCCCAGAAAGGGAGGGGAGTAAGAGCCAGCAACTCCACATCCAACCACCAGTTGCTTGCTCTTAATTATAAGTATAGCCTATATGAATTTGTCTGTCAAGCCAATTTGGGCGGGGTATATGAAAAGACACCCATTACCCCTATAGTAATTACCTATTATAGTAATCTGGATCTTCTTGTATATTTCCCTTATAGGTAGCACCTCTAAGAAACATTAGGATAAGAGAGATTATAGCCATATAGCCTGATATAAATAGAATAAGGTTCATATGTTTAGTATAGCCCAAATAGGCAAAAAGGTCAAGATTGGCATACCCTGCGATTTTTAGGAAGATAGATCCATTTTGAGATGAAAGAAGCAGACATCAGAGATAATATACCTGTTGCCATCTTTGACCACATCTATATAGGATGCCTCATTGCAGCAATAAAAGCATTTAGATATGGTTTGCATTATTTACTATAGGTCAAAATAGCAAGACATTGAGCACACTGTGGATTTGGATATTCATCCCCATCTTTCCAGTTGATATAAGAAAGATATTCTTGATCCATAAGCACAGCATTGCCACACTCGCAATTATAGGTTAAGGATGTAGTTGCCATATATGTATTATAGCAGATATCCACAGGAAAACGATAATTTGGATAGGGTAAATTAGTGTTTTGAGACAAGTTATCCACAGGTTTTTATGTGTAAAAAATGTTAGTTATCCACAAGTTATCCACAGATAAATCTTACTGATATTTTTTATTTATGGCAGAAAGTGGATTGAAGTGGAGGGAAGTGGAGGATAGAGCACTTTTTAAGAGGGCGGTCGTAATGCAGCGCTGCCAAACCCCCTTTTCCAAATAGGAGATATTCCCCATATCATAATATCCCCCATATGTCAAATACGCCAAATATGGGCATTATAGTTTATAAACTATTGTTTGTCAAGTCTTGTTTTGCCCAAAATGGCATATCAAAATGTATGAAAAATATCAGGAAAATGTGGAAAATGTATCAAAAAGATTTAAAAATGTTTTAAAAGATATAAACTTTCAGGGATTTTTTTAGATCCTTCGTAATGTGTTTTATACTATAGGGAATTGGGGTATCTTTTACTTCCCCCGCTTTTTCAGCGCCCCCCAAAAGCGGCGGGGTATTGAAAGAAACCTTTCATATACACTATGTATCTTATCCTCTACATTCTTCTCTATTTGATATTGTCTAGTATTAATAAAGGTAGGACTATTAACATAGTCATCTATCTTTTTTCTAGAGAAATTATGAGGACTCATATATCCATTATACACCCTTGACAAAAAATAATTTATTTGGTAGAATCTGGAAAATTTTTTGGCCCATCGTAATAAACTTTCTGGGATTTTTTATTGATCTTCGTAATATGATATTTAAAAATGAAAGTGTTCGGGGCCTATTTCCCATACCTGATTAATAAATCTTCTAATGATTCATAGTCTTCATTTGGATCTGCCTCTAACGCCATTATAAATAGATCAAATGTTTCCCCTATATAGATCTCTGCTTGAGGGGTTGATTTTACAATACCCTCATTTATAAAAAATGCTAGAGGCAATCCCAAATCATTGTATTGGACAAAATCTTCAAAGTCTTCTTGGTCCCTATAATCCATCCATAGTTGTGCCAAGATTTTACATTTATTCGAATAGTCCGTTGCCATAGTATTTACCTATCTCTCTGTATTCTGCTACAGTCTTATTATACTCTGTTGCTTCTAACACTTCTAGTGCCCTCGCATAAACAGTATAAGGTAATGCTGTTGCTAGATAGTATCCTACTGCTTCTAAGTCTAATGAGAAATCTGACAATACCCTGCCAATTTGTAGGGCTGTCTTCTCTTCGTTAGATTTGCCTCGCATAGTTACCTCCTTGTTGATTATAGCAAAAGAATAGTGAGAGCGCAAGCAGGGAAGGGCCTGCGCTCTCGTCCCCTAGAGAGAGTTAGGGGTTGACAGTAGATGACCCACAACTACCGTCTACCTGGTTACCAGCCAGGTCCTCATTTAAACAGTTACACTTGAATGATAATTAATAAAATCATCAAATGTATGAATGCCTGTCTCATCTTCTACAGTTTTATTAACTAAATCAATAGTGATATCAGGATGGTCCCCACCATAGTCACCGTCGCTGTTACTAGCCCATAGACCAAAACCAGTCTCGCTGCTCCACTGCTCCCCAATCAACTGTGACACAATGATACGTGTACAGTAGGATGAGTCGTTCCACCTAGGCTCTGCAGCACGTAGTGCACGAGCAAGGTCAATAAATCTATCATAGCCACCCCAATGGCTGTATAAATTTACAGATAAGTTTTCATCTTGTTTGATTGTATATACGATTCTATCTCCCATGGTATTCCCTTTCTGTTATAGTAGGTCGATTGCGTGTAGTTCCTCATCAGGAACTGTTTCTACAAATACTACGCTAAGGTCTTTTAGAACTGCCGCCTCATCATAGTCCTCTTCATCTGTTTCAAACTCAAAATTGAGATACTCCCCTGTTGGTTCGTGGATAATCTCGATTTCATATGTTGGCATTGCTTTCCCCTTTCTTTTCCTCTATATTACCAAATTCCAGTGGTAATGTCAATTGCTGCCAGATCTCCATTAATTACCCTCCTTGTCTGCTATGGCAAATGACAGTTGATATGTTAACCCATATAGATAAGCAAGAGCGTCCACCTGGCCTTCCCAGTACTTACGCTCCATAGATTCCATGGCGTCTGAGTAATCGTTCTCTTCCTCTACACCCTGTGCTTCCTCCAGTTGCTGCTCTGCCTCCAGGAGGAGCACCTTAAGATGTCCGTGCATGATGTCCAGTCCAGATGACCCAGCCTCTACCTGTTTCTGCAGGTGTGGGTCTAACTCATTGATTGGCTGCATGTTCTTCTCCTACCTTGATAAAATGGCGGGTAGCAATCAGTTGACCATTCAACCAATTGTATTCAAAATCCAACTCTTGGTAATCCTTAGAATTCTCATCTAATAATTCCATTTGTTCTACTAGTCCCTCTAAGTCTTGTTCTAGACTAATGAGATGTGCTTTCATATATTCAATAATATAACTAGACATTACTTTCCTTTCTGTATTCAGGTACATGGTCCTCGTCTAAGAATACCTTATGTACCTCGCATTCTGCAACTGCTTCTAAGTCTGCCTCGCCTAGATAGTGACACGATTCACATATCTGACCACATTCATTATCACAATACTCTAGTGTATCTATCTCATCACAGTCCATACACTTAGATTCATATGATTCAATCTCTGCTCCATTACCGTCAACGAATAGGATTTGTCCACCCCACCCTTGCTCCTCTTGATAGAATAGAGTAAAGGTTAGGTTAGGGTATTGAGTAGATAGTTCTGCTATGGCAGGTAGAGGTGGTGACCAAGGGGTATTAAACTTATACACAAGGCTATCACTAGTATCTTGTAATAACTCAGTCTCAGGCCACTCACTATCATCTGATACAGCAACATCCCATTTACATCCCCAGTTACGGCAATTCCAGTTATACCAGTCATTACCCTGTTCCATAACTTCTGACAAATTAGCACTATGGTCAGGTTGTTTAGCATATGCTTCTAAATCAGTAGGCTTGATGATATTCCAGAATGAAAAGATAGGATTACTAAATGTATAATCCTTTGCTTGCATAGACTGTGTTTCTTTATCCCAGTTCTCGTGTGCACGAGTAAATGGCTTGCTTACTTGTTCCTTGAGTTTAGAGATATCCTCACTAGAGCCTGCTATTTCTAAACTATTAAATACCCAATTTGGCATTGTGGGTCCTTTCTATTGGTAATGTTATTCTAGCAAAAATGGCAGGGTATGTCAAATACGATTCTCTGCTAATAATCCTATTAACAAATCCTCTATCTGTAACAATACTTCTTTATCCTCATTAACAAACTTAGTGTCTGTTAAATGATGATGAATAGAATAGTTAAGAATAGTAGCCATATTTTCTACTTGCTCTCTTGTATATCCTAACATTTATTTTCCCTTTCTTTAGGATTTAATCATATCAAAATTTCGGGGAAATTTCAAGTCCCTCGTAATTAAATTTTTTTAAAAAATAAAACTAACAATCTTAATAAATGGTACAAATCGGACACCCCGAGCACTTTTTAGATCAAAAGTAAAGCGGAGCAGTTTATACTCATGCTCAGGAGTTGAATTAGATTAAACTAATTCTAGAGTTGATTTAACAACATTTAGCAAACGATTTTTTTCTGCTGTGATAGTTGCATCAAAACCACTAGCAGCAGCGAGCATGGCTTCTGTATTACCGCCACGAGATGAGCGATACCAGTCCAATCTTTCTGTTAGAGCATTGAAAGCACCCCACGCTGTGTTAGCAATCATGCCGTTAAATTCGCCAGTGTAGATGTCATTGATTAAATCAACTTTTGTCTCCCACTTTTTAACAGAACCCTTTTTATCTGAGTCAGGCTTAGGATAAGCAGTAAGAATAATATCGTTAAACTGTTGCGCTGTAATTTCTTTTGAAATCATAGCGTGAGCCATTTTATCGAATTCGTCCATATACTTATTAGCAAGACCTAGAGTCTGACGAGCAACAGCAATCTTACCTTCTGCTGTCTGAGTGTGACGAATTTTGAATGACTGTTTAATTGCATTCTTGCCACGCTTAGAGCCTAGCGCAAGGTTAAGAGTATTAGCGCACACAACACGAACAGGTGTAATGCTTGCTTGAATAGCAATAGAGCCATCATGCGAGGTATTGATAAGAAGATAAGTTTTAACCTTATCTGCAACACCGCTAGGGTCTAATACAGTTTCACGCTCAAGAGCAAGAGAGCCAAATACTACACGCCCTCCACGAATTGAGCCAGCAGTCTCCCAACGACCTCCGCCGTCTAGGATATTATCACCAAAAGCGAATAGTTCCTCATTTTGAACAGGTACATAACGCTCACCAACAATTCCCAAAACATCTGTCTGAGTATTATTAGTAGGATTAGTTCTCACAACATATTGATAATTCTTATCTGATGTAAGAGTTGATGGAATTTCTAATTCTTCCAATCTAACATTCCAATTATTTAGATTAGCAGCAGCGAGCATTTCGCTTGTATTTTTCTCCTCTGTAAAAACAGTTCCTAAACCATGCCATGCAGGTTCACGAAATGAGGCAAAAGAGGCTTTGCCATTTTGAGTTTCTAACTCATGAGCCATTTTTATTTCCTTTCTTTAAGTAAAACAATCTTAGCAGATAAGGCTGACAAATGCAAATCTAGATAGTTAAGAATCTGGGCAATTCGGACATTTTCTTAAAGTGTGATTAAGATCACAGCGCCCCCGAGATTTTTTGTGGAGCAGTTTAAGGACGTGCTCAGGTCCTGGATAGCCCCCTATCACAAAGCGATTACATTATCCACTTCAACATTTTGAACTTCTACATCTGCATCATATGTATTAATATCAACATCAAAACTAATTGAATCAATATCAAAGTCAGCAATGTCTTTCAATGGAACTGAAATAATTCCACTGAATGAAATGGTTCCTTCAAATTCAATATCCTTGGTAGGATTGAATCCAAACAAATCACATAGTTCAGAGACGATATCTTCTGCAGATGAATCTTCTTCAAGCCAGCCTGCAAGTCTCTCTTCTAGATTGTAAATGCTAAGACGCATTGAGGCCAATTGCTTTTCTGCAAGTCTTGCCTTTTCAAGTGACCATTCAATCTGAGTTACTTTCTCAGTTGGATAATGTGCTACTTGGTCAGGTGAATCTAAATCAATAACCTTGTACGTTACCAGTTGGCTAGGGTTGTAGTGTTGTGGTGCTTCCACGGTATTAGTTGTTTCCATTTGTTATGTCCTTTCCTAGTTCATCAAATTCTTTAATCTCATCAACCATAGCATCCAGTTGCTCCTCTGTCAAAAGAACTGAAGTTGCGAGGGTAGTTGTAAGTGAAGCAAGCAAAGCAGAGTATTGATACAATGCCTTAGCAAATTCCTCATCAGTAATTATGTTTCTTGTCTGAAATAGTTGAGCAGCCATTTCCATAGTCATATCATCATGGACTGCCTCTTTAGTTATTTCTTGTAGTCTAATAGCGGTTGCTATCATTGGGGGTTTTCCTTTCTGTTGGTATATCTAAGCATATCAAAAATATATGGGAAAATCAAATCGCCATCTTAATTTGTCTCACATAATGGACTATGATTTAGATCACATGTGCTCGGGAATTTTTTTTGAGGTGGAGCAGTTTTACATCATGCTCAGGATGATCTTTCCAGGAATACCCGCAAGGACTTTCGCCACTTCATTTTTTAGCGGGGCTTATCAGGAAAGAAACTAGTGTGTTTTTACCATAGCAAATCTAGTTTGGTTATTTGCTAATCGTAGCATTACACGAGTTACATTTTTAGTTTGTGGAACAAACTTTTCAATGCGACCTGTAACGCCTGTTTTAGAAGTAGTGAATAAATCTCCTACTTGATAAGTGTATCCGCCTAGTGTCATTTTGTTTTCCCTTTCTGTTTTTCTCTCTTAGTATTATTTTAGCAGGGGGACTAGATTTTGTCTAATCCCCCCGCAATTTATTATAGGTATCTTGCGATAGCGTTGTAAGTTGAGGTGCTTACAGTTTCCTCATCTGTCATCTTGAGAATACGAATTGCGTTCTCAATTTCCTCTACCATTTCCTTGTATTGCCACTCATGGAAAGTCTGAAAATCTCTTTCAGGCTCTTGTGGTAATTCAATAGTGCCAGCAGGTAAATTGAAAGATACTACGATTTCATTGTTGTATCGCTTGTGAGCAGATAGGTCAGTTGCCTTAGAGATTTTCTCTAGTGCTAACTTTGCTACTTCCTTGTTGTATTTTTCTTGTGCCTTTGAGAACTTCTCCTCATTGACTTTCTGATTAGCCTTATCCTTTTGGAGTTGTGCCAATTTAGTTTCTAGTGCTTTGATAACCTTTGGTGTGGCTATCTTTACGCTAATTGCTTTCTGTCTTGCCATTGGTGTTGCCTTTCTGTTTGTTTGTTTGGGGGTATCTACTATAACATTTTTTGGTGGGGGAGTCAAATACCCTCCCCCTTTTACTGATTACTTATTTGTCCAAGTAGTCCAGCGAGTTGCGCCATCTACGTCTAACTTTACACGAACTGTGTTCTTGTTAGTTGGCACGATTTCCTTGATAACACCTGTCACCTTTGACTTCTGTGAGGTGTAGGTATCTCCTACCTTGTAAGTTGCGTTTGATACTGCCATTTTTGTTTCCTTTCGGTTGGTTGTTATTTCTACTGTATTATTATGACATTTCTTGTATTTATTTGTCAAGTCGGTTTCCCGAAAATCTCAAATAATGAGATTAATTCTTTGTGATTTAGATCACTCGTGTCCCATGCCCATGATAGTTATGAACATTATGATTAATAAGATTATTAGTATTTCCATATGCCCTCCCTATTTTTTCTTTGCGCTAAACACTATATCAGATTTGTTGTCAATACACAAGCCGCATGACACGCAAGCAGAGCCAGC